CTACCATACCTGGGGAAGAATATGATTTCATACCTACTTTTGATATTGTAATTGATCCAAATAAAAAGAAAAGAATCTTTGCTATGACAACAGATATTCTTGCAAAAGGTGGTGGGCGTAAAGACGGCGAAAGAGTAACTGAGGCTATTGGGCGTGTTATTCGTAATGCATCCGAAGAAGAGTTAGCAAACGAATTAAATATGGGAGACATATTTAAAAAATATAATCTCACTTCTGATGATTTTGCCAATATGTTTATGGCAGATGTGTCTCAGGCCGCACGTACTCTTCAACAGGCCAGTGCCGTCCGTAAAATATTAGATTCGTCCTATGATGATTTGTTTGGTATTAGTTCGCAACGTAAGGGTGATTTATATAAAGCGTTACAGGCTTTTGAACGTGAGGGTTCTGCGGGTGCAAAACGTTTCCTTGAAAAAACAGACATGATTACAGATGAGGTAAGTGTTGGAGCATTGAAACGAATGCTTGATGGGACAAGGGCTGTAGATAATCTTCGTCTGGCTATAATGACATCACAAACTGCCACAACAGTCCGTAACACTGTATCAGGTGCGACACGTGTTGGTATTGATACAGTAACAAAAGCAATAGATAGAGGTATTTCTGCGGCAGTCGGTAAGAATGTAGCAAAGGCAAACGATGATTTGTTTGCTGTTATTTATGGCATAACAAATAAAAAAGAAGCAATGGCTATTGAAGCAGTATTTAAATCTGGTTTTTCTTCAAAAGCATCCCAGATGTTTCGTGAACTACAAGATATTGCCAGTACAACTGACATGGCTGCGGGTGTTAAGTTAGGCAAAATGAGAGCAATAGGCGCAAATTTAAATGCATTGAACCAAGCATCAGATAATCTCTTTAAACGGGCAGCTTTTGTCGGTAGTCTTAAAAGACAACTAAACGAATTATTTACAAAACAATTGCGTGATCCGGCTAGTGGTATAACTAAAACAGATGTCGATAAATATAATCTTCGGGAGATTGTACGGCGAGGGGAGTTTAAGGGATTTTTTAGCACTGAAAATGGCAAAAAAATGTTGGATAAAGCAGTAGAAGATGCTCTTTATTTTACATACCAGAAAACGCCAGACAGTCAAGTAGCCCGTGCATTGATTGACGGTATCCATAAAGCACCCTTCCTAACTACATCTCTTGTACCATTCCCTCGATTTATTGCAAATGCTATGCGTTTTACATATGAGTATTCTCCCTTGTATCTTATGGACGCAGGATTTGTTAGGTTTGCTGCAAAAAATCAAGATAACTACGAGGAACTTGCTAAAGGTCTTGTGGGTACAGGTATGTTGATGGCGGGTGTTGCATTCAGAATGTCTGAACATGCTGGAGAAAATTGGTGGGAAGGAAAAAAATCAGACGGAAGTACATTTGATCTTCGCCCAATGTTTCCTGCTGCGCCATTCCTGTTTCTTGGTGATCTTGTGGCACGTGCTATTGACCAAGATGTTTCAAAGATTGTAGGATTTAAAGAGCAAGATAGACCAGTTTATGGTGATAGAAATGAATTGGCTGATGCTATCCAGGCGCTATCAGGCACACAATTCCGCGCTGGCATGGGTATCTATGCGCTAGACAATGCTCTTAGAGATATGACCGCAGAGGATGATCCACAAAAACTACAACGTATGGCAACAGCCGCCGCTGCAAACATCATTAATACCTTTTCAATTCCCATGACAATGTTGCAGGATACATATAATACTTTTGCTGCACCCGATGACGCAAGAATTGTTCGTAATACAAATTCTAGTGATATGCTGAGTTTCTTTATTAATAAATCTCTTGCACGTATTCCAATGAACTACAAGATTGAGCAGTTTCTGTCGGAAAGGTTAGAAGCCGTTGGAGTAAAAACTAATCCTTCTGAAGTATATCAGTCGCCAACACGTGCGGAAGATTTGCGCAGAGTAACACCGTTTTCAAGGCAGTTGTATGGTGTGCTGTACAATGAAAGAAAGAACAGGTTTGAAAAAGAACTTGCAGATAATAAAATATCAAGGAATGTAGTATTTGCAAAAACGGGTGTACCAGAAGCAGACGCTTTGATTTCAGACTTTATGGGTGAATATATTGTAGAGTTTGTAGTTCCTGTCATTGAACAAAGTGATAAGTATGCCAATTTGACACGCGAAGGAAAGAAAGATTTTATAAAACGTGTTATTCAAGAATATCGTACTGATATTATGGACCTTGTTGAATATAACTCAAAGCAACCTGTTTACAAAGAACGCTATGGTTTTGATCCTATGGCAAAAGCGGGATTGAGAAAAGTTCCAAAGGTTGATAGGGAACGGGCTATGCAAACGTATCATGACTTACACGGTGTACCAGAAGACGGTAAGTACGACTTTACAAAACTTTTATACTATGCTAAGTACTTGACGAAACTACGATCAGCAGGTGCATTTGACTAAATAAAAAAGGGGGCTTAATTGCCCCCTCTTCTTTTGTTATCAACGATTATCGCCTGAACCTTGTAAAGCATTTCGTGCTTTTCTATCCGCTAACTTATTTAAATTAGCTTCCATAATTTTACCAAGGTTAGCATCTACTTCCGTAGCAAGCATAGCGCAGTACCACAAAACATCCCCCAACTCTTTTTCTATTTCATAGAGCCTTTCATAGTAATTTTCTTTGTCGGCTCCGTCACGTATTAGCTTCTTTACTTTGTTGGCAATCTCACCCGCCTCGCCTGTAAGTCCCAGTGTAAGATATTCCAAAGCATCATTCTTTGGAAAGATTGCTGTCTCCGCTGCTCTGATTTGATATTCTGTTGCAGTAATGCTACTCATACCTTTCCTTTCCATAAACTCCTTTACTTCATTCTCTAGCCAACTCATTTTTATTAAGCCCTTTTTTTAGACTGTTACGCCTCATCAGAGGCTTCATCTTCTGCTTGTTCCAAAGCCACTTGCTGTGCCTTAACCATTGGTTCAACAAAAAACCTGTTTAGCATTTCCAGCTTATCGTGATAGTCTGCTACCTCTGCAAGTTCTTCCTCAATGGCTGTGCCAATGTCTTGATGTTCACCAATGCCAACAGGATTTGTTAGTAGCACCTCAATGTTTGCAAGGTGTTTGTTAATATGTCCCATCAGATGGGATTGTTGTGCGTTAATCAGCCGTTCTTTCATTTTCTTTCTCCTTCTCTCGTTTTAGTTTCTGCCACTCCTCGTATAAGGGGTGGCTTTTTGGTGGGTTGTATATGATAGTATCGCCCTGACGCTGCCATATTAGTGGTGCTTTAATCTTCTTTGACATTCATATCATCCACAATGGACTTAATATACATATCACGAAGACTGGAGTCAAGTGTCTTATTGAGTTTTCTTACCTCAAGAATAAGAACTACAATCATGCACCATATTCCAAATAGAATTAAAGCAATTCCATTCACATTTACTGCCCCTTTCTAAACCTGTGTTTAAAAAACACTATTACGTTAATAACGGTATTGGCAGTGATAGCTACTAACAACCACCACTGCCACCATAACAAGTCTAAGCCACTACACTCAATCATCTAACACTTCTGTCTCATCAACATATTTTTTTAGTAGACAAATAAGGCCAGCTTCCATAAGCATAGCTTGTGCTGTTGTACTCATGTCTAGTTGAAGTGTTGCTGAACCATCTTCGTGTTCAACCATTTCTATCACTTTGATTTCGGGTGTATCACTCATGTTGCAGTCAAGTCCACTACTTCACACACACCAGCCGTACAAGCTAGTTCACGGCCACCTGATGTTGTGTCTTCCTTCTCATAGTCTTGTAGCCATGTCCAATCAATTGATTTAGGCATTTTGTCTTTCATGTTTTTATACTCCTCTTCTGTGCAGTCTTGATAGGGTGCTTGTTTATATGTGTGTTCACTAAATGGTAGGAAGCTAATGCCTGATACTTCATCAAAGTATTCATACACCCATGCACCTACGTCCATCCATTCGTCTTCTTTCACAGAGATAGTAACAGATGGTTTGTGTTCACACCAGTAACGCTGATAGGTAAGCCACAACTCAAGCTGTTCAATAGCTGTCATATCTGTGCGACATACAGCACTATCAGGTGACTTCATTGGGAAGCTAAACACAGTGGTTGAGTCTGGCTTCATTACATCTGGCTCTGCTGGAATACCCTGGGATATCATGAACTGTGTAAGTGGGTCTTTGTTATCACCACGAACAGTACGAATGTAGTAAGGGTTATGACGAGCATGGATGCCTGACGCACTATCAACCAACTGTGACACTGTACCTGACGGCTTGACACATGTGATTGCTGCAGACTGATTAATGTCTAGCTTGTTTGAAAATTCTTTGTTTGTATCAATGGCAACATCTTTCAGTGCCTCAAGTGTCTGACCAATGTTCATGCCAAGGTGTGCTGACTTACCTGACATCAATGCATTGTCCATGATACCAGTCAGTGATACACCTAGCAGACGTTCTTCTTCAGTGTTATTCTTCCAAATCTTGCGAAGGTATTTAAAGTCCGTCAGCGTTGATTGGAACGTGCCAAGTATAGTTGCTAGTCTGACCTTCTCAACAAGCGTCTGTTGCGTGTCAGAGGCCCGTACAACCACCTCTGAAAGATTACAGAACTGATATGGACGCAGGATAATCTCACTGCATGGGTTACAACCAAAGTCGTGGTCACTTTCACGCCTACCATTTTTTTCTGCTTGCTTCTGTGCAGACTGCCTGTTGAAGATACCACGTTCACCAGACTTACTCTCATACAGAGATAGCCATTCACGCATGTATGTACCCATCTGTGGCTTTTCTTTGTAGGCAACACTGTTGTTTGCAAGCGCACGTTGGCCTTCGTTCTCCCACCACTGACCTGCCTTGGCATGACGCATCTGGTCATCGTTCAGGTTTGACAGGCTGATAAGTGCGCTTCGTCTGACCCCACCTACAACAACAACTTCACCAATCTTACACATGATATCGTGACACTCAATTGGGTATAGCCTACGACCTGCCGCACCCTTAAATTTCTCTACACAAAATGCAAACAGTTCTTCCAGCGGGGCTGGGCCACTGGCACGACCACCAAATGTTTTTAGACGTGCGCCAGCAGGACGAACCTCTGACGTATCCCATTTGGGAACCTGCCCTGCGTACAGGAGAGATATTAACTCACGCAGTGATTTGGCCCAGCCCGGACGTGAATCGCCAACTTTGATTACAGTATCAGTATCATGAAAAGACTCGTTGACGATTGGCAGCTTCTCTACATGATGACGTTCAACAGAGAAGCCTACACCAGTGCCACACATGAGGATATACATTGTCTCGTCAAAGGCACGAGGACTATCCACTGGTACGTAGGAGCAGTTATAACCGCCAACATGACACCTATCTAAAGCAGGTCCGGCAGTCATTAATGCTCTCATGCTAGGCATGATGTCTTGGTTAAGCACAGCCTCTTCTAGATCAGCATTGAGTTGGCAAGCAAGTTTATATCCATGTTTCTTTTCAAGGTGTGCTGATAGATAATCAAAGTATCGTGACACAGTTTCAGTCCATGTCTCACGCCTTTGCTCATCTTCTTTCCAACGAGCATACCGCGAAAGGGCAATAAAGTTTTGATAGTCTGTAGGTAGGTAATTGTTCATTCACGGTTCTCCTGTATAGTCTTAATTAGTTTAACATCGACACCTTCAATATCGTACAAATATTCTTCCAAAGCATCTTCTATTTCAATAGCTACATCACCATCTGCTGGCATTGGGTATTCTTCAGGGTCTATTTGAAGTGTAGCACATACCTTAACTCTTATCATCATAACAGCCCTCGACCTCTGTTATAAGTTTATCCAGATACCATCGTGCTTTCTTTAAATCTTCTGTACCATTTTTATAGCGATAACGCCACAGGTATTTCATGATGTTGCCTTGGAGATAAAACTCATAGCCCTCTCCTGTAGCCGCAGCAATGGCCTCAATGCACTCAATGCCTTGGTTATTGTAATGAGGGGGATGATTTACCATATCATCTTTCTTAATACTTTGCTTTAGCTGACGAGCCTGTTCATCATATCGTTCAATTATACTTTTATAGTCAGTCATTACGCATTGCCTTTTGTTTTTGTGTTAAAGTTAAGTGTTATAACATTACCATCTACACTTTCTATAGTTGGGGAAAAATCTGTATCAAACTCATATTTAAAATAATTATCCACATAGTGAACAATAAAATCCCGAAATGCTTCGTCTTGCTCCATCAAAGGTATTGTAGACAACATACATTTTACAATGTATTCAAAGTCTTTTAACAACTCTGCAGATAAAGCAGACTCTCCAGAAGTCATTACAGAGAAATGCGCATCACCAGTAAATTTATCGTCATCTGATTTAACGGGACGAATACGAATTAGAAAATCATTTTCATCTACATGATATAGATCATCTGTTGTCATGACTTTTTCCTTTCTACTTTCTTTCCAGTAAATTTTAGAAACTTAGGGTGTTTATTAGTACCTTTTTCTTTCAGCCAATCTTCTGGAATAATCCTATCATAATATCTAAACCCATATCTGATACACCATTCACCATACGTTGACTTAGCCCCTTTGCGTAACTTTCGCCGACTGTTTTCAAAAACAAACCGTATATCTAATTTAGGATGTTGTTTTTTAATTGCAAGATGTTTTCGTCTATCAGCCGCAGTAAACATACCTTTTGTTTCGATTATGATCCCGTTATTAAGCACGAAGTCGGGGGTATAGGTTCTGTACGCAAGGTCTTCCCATTCAATTTTAATAGACTCATATTCATAAATTATTTTGAGTCGATCAAGATACTCAGAAACCTTATGTTCCAAACCGCTACGAAACCCTAACTTTCGTGCCACTATAAACTGCTTTGCGTTAGGCAATTACCTATATCCTTCTGCCAATTCAACATAAGAAACAATCTTTGGTTCTTTTGCTTGTGACTTAACAGCAGGTTTTTCAACCAGGCTAGGCCAGCATTCTTTTCTAAAATCACAAAATGAACACTGTTTTGACAGCACTTTGTTGCCTGTAGGTTTACCACGAAATGTTTCAGGCTCTGCGTCAAAACATCTTTCAAATTTGTTAGCAGTAACAACTTTGACTGTATCACTTAATTTAGATACTTCATTATCAATATCAAGACCTGCAGCTGGAACGTATTTAAATTGTCCGTTAGCTTTATTGACTACCCACCAGCCACCTGCTTTTAAACCTGTAGCTTTTGCATAACCTGCAAGCTGTCCTACATACCCAAAAGCATCTCCCTGTTTAAGAGATTCGTATGACTGAAACTTATTTCTATAAGACCAATCAGAGGCTGATTTAATATCGTCAACAGCGCCATCCATTGTAAGATCGTAGGTTCCAGTAATAGTATTGTCGTCAATATCCAATGATACACTATCCGAATCTCCATAATCTACTCCAGCTTCTGTCAGCAACCCCTTGAAGACAGCTTCAACAATGTCTCCAAGCATCATGTTCATTACAAATGTATTAGGGCGAGGCAGGGCTGTCTCAGGTTTGTTCTTTTCAAACCACAGTTGGCAAGTTGGTTTACCAATGTTTGACATGCGAAGACGAAATTTTCGCTTACCTGAATCGCCAAACTGACGAAGCACAGCTTCACGAACATCGTCTGCAATTTGTTGGGCAGTCTTTTCAGACATAGTTGCCTTACCATTTGCAGCATTGTCTAGGTATTTGTGCAACGCCAGTTCAGATGGATGATTCATATTATACGTCCTCTTCGATTTCGATATCAACAAATGATTCAACAGTTGAGATATCTTCTGGGTCAACTGTTTCTTGATGCTTTTTATCCCACTCACCAAGAACCCATTGATTGTAGTTTTCCACCCAACCCATGAAACTTTTGAAAGTATCTTGATCTTTATCGGTAATTTCATGTGATGCTTTTACATCTACTTCACATGTTGGTACATGATAAGAAACACCAGTAGGCAACTGTCTTTCTTCTGTAACCATAGAAATGTTATGCTGTACAGGAAGACGGCGAAGTTCATTAAACTTGGACATTGCTTGGCCTAAGTTTTTGAATGCTTCTTTTCCATCAATCTCCCAAATAAATGGGACATCTTTAATTTCATGTTCTGCACCTGTGTTGTCAATAGCATTTTCTAGAGTTACTTCACCAAAAAGAACACGAACTCTACGAGTTGCACGAATCAAATCTTTGACATTTTCAGGCAAAGAATTAAAATCTTCAATGTATCCAGCAGGTTTACCACAATTAAAACCACCTGCAGTATCTTTTAGATCAATGTCCAGACTGTTTGCCATTACAGTTTTAATGTAGTTATTAACCGAACTGTCATAACGCTGATACATGAAGCGCTGAATAAATGGTCTAATCACTGCACGATCTGCATAGAATATACCCGTTTCAGTTTTTTGCAAACTGTATGTACCAGCTGCAACAATTTCCATGTTTACCTTCTTGCCATTAACTTCTGCCTGACCCTTGATGGGCTTCTTATTAATACGCAATCGGGCCAACGTGCTTTTAGATTTATTATCTCCAGTATCATATGCCAGTCCCATCATCTGAGACATCATAGCATAGTTATTGGAATCAATTACTGCGAGTTCACTCATTTATTTACTCCTTTCAAAAATAAGAACCGTAGTTGTATCACACTACATCTTTAGTGTCAAGCCAATTTTTACCGATTTTTGCTTCTAATTCTAGTGGAACATTGAACACTATACCCCAACGCAACGTTATTAATCCAGGCAAATCATGATTAGTTTTTTTAACTATATTAATAACTTGCGTTTCTTCATCAGGATGCACATCCACAACGATACTGTCATGTACTGTATTGACTACACAAGATTTCATTCCATGCAAAAGTTTTTCTATGTGCAACAGGGCAATCGGAACAATGTCTGCTGTCGCAAAGGATTGTACACCATAGTTCTTAATCTGCGTGAAATGCGTAATCCTGCCACTCTCTAACCGTTCTACTTTATCAAACTTAAACTGACGACCAGATGGTGTGGTAATCATCTCAGTTGCTAAAGCCTCTTTAGCCAGTCGGGAATGCCAATCTGCGATTCCTTGGTACTTCTCTGTGAAGTGTTCGTAATACGCTGCTTCTGCTTTTGTTCTTCCAAAGCCCGTTGCTCCATAGAGTGGCGCAAACGTATGTGCCTTCGCTTCTTGGCGACTCGTAGGTTGACCAGCATTAGTAATAACTTCAGAGGTATATGAGTGTACATCAAATCCAGTAGATACTTCTTCAATCGCTACTCCATCTTGTGAAAGAAAGGCTGCAGCACGAAACTCCAACTGGGCAAAGTCTGCTTCCAGCACCTTACCATTAGGCCATCGTGATACAAATACTTTTTTAACGGGGAACGTACCACCTCGTGGCATGTTCTGCATATTAGGATCAGCACCAGACAATCTACCTGTCGCTGTCCTGTGTTGCAAAAGTCTGACATGCAACTTGCCATCTTGTTTAGTGTATGTACGAATGCCTTCAACAAACGATGACAGATATGTGTCAACGGCTGATAGCCTACGCACTTTGGCTAAGAAAGATACAGCATCATCCATACCCTTATCTTTTGCTACCTTTTCCAGTAGTTCTAAGTTTGTTTTGCTTGTGCTAAATCCATTGGCGCTTGCCCACTTTGCATTGGGTGGGCTGAACCGAAGACCGGCAACATCTTTAGTTTGATTAAAAAGAAAACCTGTAGCGCTACATGTAACACACTTATTTGTTCTTGCAAAAGGTGTTCCATCTTTCTTTATCTTACGAATAGAACCAGTGCCATTGCAATCTTTGCATTGCTCTGCTTTTGTTTTGTACAAAGTCTGTGTTTCTCTTCGGATCAAATCTTTGAAAGGTGTTTCTTTCATGTAGGGATGAATAGAATTTGACCAAACATTCTTGTCCTTAACCTTTCGGCTGTATATGACCCAAGACAATTGTTCTGGGCTATTAAGATTTATTGGTGTGTCACCCATAAGTTTGCTAACATGATCTTGTAAAGCGTCAACAAGTTCATTTCTTTCTGCTTCAAACTCTTCGCGCACCTCATCTAGTTTACTTAGGTCTACTTTGAAACCACGCTGATAAATGCGTGATAGACAAACGGCAACTTCATTAGTCAAAACGACAGTTGACATCAACCCAGAGTCAGGAACTGTATTCAGTCTAGCGTAAATCTTTTGTGCAAGTTGTTGTGTAGCATGAAGGTCAGCACAAAGATAATCAATGAGTTCATCATGTGGAATATCTCGTGTGCTGTATCCATGCTTAAAGTATTGCTTCAGTGTTTCTTGCTTCTGTGTCTCCAGTTGATAGCGTTCAGCACAAGCCTCAAGAGATAGTGGTTCTTTCTGTCCACGCTGTAGCACATACTCTGCAAGCATTGTGTCAAACACAGCACCATCATACTTGAACCCGGATTCCCACAACCAGAGCAAATCATGTGCTGCATTGTGCATGATGAGAACAGTTGTTTGATCTAGCATTTCTTGAACAATCTCATGCCCACGATAACTAGGCTCACATTCACTGTGATCAAACGTCACAATGGTTTCCTTACCATGATCATCCAGCATACCAACCATAACAAGTGAGTTGTCAGGTTCAAAAGGATCAAGGTGCATCTTGCCATCACGATGAGTCACTGTGTTTTCTACATCTAATACTAACTTCATGCTTCGTACCTTCCTATAATATAGTTTAGTTCACAGTGTATTCTTCCATGCCACCCTGTAAGTTTGTTCTTCACAATACATAGATGACGTTGATTATCTTCCTCATCCTGCCCTTCTACTTGTGGGTTCTTAGCAATGAGGATCATTAAGTCTGCTTCGGCAGCCTTACCAGTTCGTGATCCTTCCATCATACTCTGGTTCAAGACTGTCTTACCTTCTGCTTCAGCACTCAGCTGCGACATATAAAATACAGCACAGCCATACTGCTTTGCAATCATCCTAGCGTAGACAGCATTAGCTTTTAGTGCCTCATCAGGACGCGAGTAGCCAGACATTGTAGCAAATTTATCGCCCATGTCAAGAATTATTACGTCTGGTTTGTACGATTTACAAATGCTTTCGACCCAAGACATGTCTCTACCTGTTGAATCCTTGATCTTAATCTTGTCAAAAACAGGTTGATACAAATCTCGTGCTTTTGCTGGATTGTTTTTGATCTCCCACATTGTCATACCCGTTGCCGCAGTAAGGTATCTTGCTGCAACCCTGTGATAACTTTCTTCGTTACAAAGAACAATACAGTTAGCACCCTGTTGTGCAAAACCACCTGGACCAGCAACGATGCTGGCATGGAATGAAGTCTTACCTGTGTTGGGACGTGCGCCTATTTCAATAAGATGACCATCGTTTACACCTTCAATCTTACGGAGCAATGTTGGAATGTTGAATGTCCATCGTGCCTCAAGATCATTTTTCTGAATGATTGTATCAATGCTGATGTCGTCCCACTCTACTTGAAGCCGTGGTGTGAAGTCATCGCCGTATCTTTCCAATAGATGCTGCAAAGGCTCTAGGCTGGCTTTGTCACCATTTACATAGTCAAACCCTAGTTCGGCAATCTCTGCCCCCACAACCTGCTGAAACAGACGTGAAAGCACCTCACCTGCCACATCATTGCCTAATGGGTCTGCTTTTTTTATTGAATGAAACAAACCATCGTATGATTGCTTTTGGGCTGGGGTGATTGAAGGATTACTGGAGATAAACAGTGCTTGTACCTCGTCAGGTGTGACCGTCCTGTTATAACGATCCATTGCTGTATCTACTGCCTTCTTGATCTTACGAATATCAGAGCTGAATAGTTTATCAGGACACCTTGCACCTCTGTGGTCTTCATAAAATTCTT